CAAATACCTGTTACTGCCTACAGCGTTAGTGGAACTACACTCACATTTACAGAAGCTCCTCTAAGCACTGACATTATAGATGCAAGAACAATTGTTACAACATCTGTTGTATCAAGTATTACAGATGCAACTGGTGCAAATAGTTTTGTTGCTAACGCAAACGGTTCTTATGTGACGGCAGTTAATACTGCGAGAATCCTTGCCAATAGTAGTGGTAATTTCTTTGGCGGTGGTATCAGCACTCTTAGTGCAAATACAAGTTGCAGTCCTAATGTTCCAACTATCATCGATACTTTCTCAACTACAACTTATCGTGGTGCAAAATATGTTGTTACATTAAGTGATTACACAAACAATAACTTTACACTTGCAGAAGTAGTTCTTGTTTGTGGTAGTAGTAATGCAACTGTTCAAACTTATGGTGTTGTAAGTGCTAACGGAGTCAGCATTGGAAACTTCTTTGCTAACGTAAGTGGAACAACCGCAAGGCTTTATGCAAACGCAGGCGTGTCAAGTTTTGCAAAAGTCCAACAAATTTACATGCCGTTATAATAGCCGCAAGGGAGATATGGAACTATGGCTAATAGTAATTTTATAGTACACAACGGTCTTACAGTAGGACCAACAGTAGTTTATGCTGGTAATGGTGATATTATCACAAGTGGTAATATCAGTGTAACTGGTGGTGGTAGTTTTGGTGGACTTAGTTCAAACCAAATTTATAGTGGTAGTAATAATGTTACTGTTGGGGGTTCAACTGTAAACATTGCAATTAGTAGTTCAAATGTTGCATCTTTTAACTCGACTGGGTTAACTGCATTAGGAACTTTAAACAATAGCGGTTTTGGTACAATTTATGCTAATAATCTTGCACAAACAGTAAGTGCATATATCGTTGCTGACAATACCTATACGCATTTTGGAAGTTTAAGTAACACTCAATTAAATTTTAAAATTAATAATCAAACACCAGCATTTATAGCAGCAAACGGTAGTGTTGTTATTACTGGTAACACTTCATTGCAAGCAGGCGGTGGTGGTAATTTGTTTGTGCGTAATAGCACAGGAAGTGCTGTTGGATATGCAATTACCGATGCAACAAGTTTTCATGTTGGTAGTCAGACAAATAGTCAATTTAATTTAAAACAGAACGATACAACAGAAGCATTAATTGATACAAGCGGTAACGTAAATGTTGTAAACAGTCTTATTGTGTCAGGTAGTTTAAGGGTTTCTGGAACAATTACAACTAGTGGCAGTAGTAATATTGTTACTGATAATAAAAATCTTGTTTTAGCAAATAATCAAACAACAACTTCAGGTGTTGATGGTTCTGGTATTCTTCTTGGAAATAATAGTGTTGTCACTTGGACTTACAATAATGCTGCCAATGCCTGGCGCAGTAATGTTAATATATTACCAACAACAAATAATACATTAAATCTTGGTGGTAGTAGCAACTACTTTAACACAATATTTGTTGGAAACGTATACAGTAGCGGACCAATAACAGGAACAACTGGAACATTTAGTGGTGCGGTGTCTCCTAGTGCAAACGCAAGCGTAAATTTGGGCACAACCTCATTGTATTGGAACAACGTATATGCTGTAAATTTCCTTGGAACTTCTACAACAGCAAAATACGCTGACTTGGCAGAACGTTATACTACTGATGCAGATTATGAGGCAGGAACAGTCGTCGATTTTGGTGGATCTGCTGAAGTTACATTAAGTAATATTAATGGTAGCCAATATGTTGCTGGTGTTGTTTCGACAAATCCTGCATACATGATGAATAGCGATTGTGATGGTTTATATATTGCTCTCACTGGTCGTGTGCCATGTAAAGTTACTGGACCAGTAGAAAAAGGTGCTATGATGGTTAGTAATGGTGATGGAACAGCACGAATGGAACGTAATCCTAAAATTGGCAGTGTAATTGGTAAAGCATTAGAAAACTTTCCAGATGGTGTAGGTGTTATAGAGGTTGTAGTTGGTCGTCTCTGATAGGGTAAATACTATATTAGAGAACAATAATGCCATTAACACGATCAGTATCCGACTATAAAGAGAGCGTAAAAGCAGCATCAGTTGGTGCAAATATAGATTTATCAGCAGCACCAAATACTCTTGATGGTATATCGCTATCTGCAAATGATCGTGTCCTTGTAAAAGATAATACACCAAGTTCATTAAATGGAATTTATCGTGTTACTACACTAGGCACAGGCAGTAATGGTAGTTGGACACGAGCCAGCGATTTTAACGACTATCGTCAAGTAACTAGTGGTGTTCTTACATTTGTTGAACAGGGTAATATTAACGGTAACGTTTTTTACTATATTGCTGGTGGTATTGCTAATGTCCAAATTGGAACTACTTCAATCAATTTTTCAAATTTATATAGTTTTATTGATTCTACAAATACACTGCAAGGTGTTACGACTTATGGAAATAGCACAACAAATATTATTAGCATAAGCAACACCACTGCTGCAACAAACACTACTACGGGTGCGCTAATAGTAAGCGGTGGTGCTGGCATTGGTGGTAATTTGTTTGTAGGTGGTAATTTAAGTATTTTTGGTAATACAACATTTATCAATGCACAAACAATTACTACAACAGATACCATTGCTGCACCTGCATTAAATGCGGGAACAATTGGTAATAGTGGTGCTACATTTACTGGTGCTACAAGCACATTAACTGGTGCAAGTCAAGCAGCAAGTTTTACGACAAGTAGTGGTGGACAATTAATAGGTTATCATACTGGTGCTATTGGTGCAAATGCTGCAAACACTGGTGCTTTTACTACATTAAGTGCTAGTGGTGTTACAACATTAAACAATTATACAAACATTTATATAGCAACTGGTAGCACAAATAACACAAGTGCTGTTACAATAGTAGGTAATATTTTTGGTCAAGGTGGTGCAGGTTATCTTGACATTTTTAAATTTCAAAATACTTTTGCTGGCGGAACAAATCCAAACAAATATCTACGTCTAGATTCCGCTGGAACTATACAAATCATTAATAGTGCATATAATAATAATATTTTTAATTTAACTGATGCTGGTGATTTGACAGTAGCAGGTAAATTAACGATGTCAACTGGTGTATTCTATTCTAATGGAACTCCATATAGTAGTGGCGGTGGTGGCGGTGGAACGCCTGGTGGCTCTAATACCATGGTTCAATTTAATAATAGTGGTAGTTTTGCTGGCGCAACTTTCTTGCAGTATAATGTTACAAGCGGCAATCTTGTAAGCAATAGTTCAACTGCATCAACTAGTCAAACTACTGGTGCTATAGTAGTTGGTGGTGGAATTGGTGTTGGTGGTGCAGTATATGCTGATACATTCCGATCTCTTAACAATGGAAATGGAACTAATTATTATATCGGTGACGATGCTGTTTTAGGTGATATAAATGTAGCAAATACAACTCGTCTGATGGGACAACAAGATGCTACACAAGGTTATATTATATTTGGTAATACTAATAATACAAACTATATCGGACGTAGCGGTTCTAATCCTATAACTGCAACTGGTGCTTTTAATGTCACTGGAACACTTACTGGTGTCGGTCAAGTGATCGGATACTTCAATGGTGCAATTGGTGCAAATACAGCAAATAGTGGTGCTTTTACAACGGTGACAACTACTGGAAATCTTTATGGCGGTGGTAATATTATTGCTGCAAGTGGAACCACGAGCACCAGCACTACAACTGGTGCATTAGTTATAAGTGGAAGTGGTGGTTTAGGATTAGGTGGTAATATTAATGCTAGCGGTTATATAGTAGCAAATGGTTTTTATAATGAAAGTACTACTTCGCCTGGTTTATATATTGGAAATGCAGGAACAGCACCATTTAGTCCACGTGTTGGATTCTTTAACGGTAACGCAAACGCAAATTGGCAAATAGATAATTTTAATGGATCATTTAGATGGTTTACGCCTGGCATTACTAGACTTACCATTGATTACTTTGGCAATTTATCATTACCTGGTGCAATGACAATTACTAATAATTCTCCTGCAACTTCAACTACAACTGGCGCACTAACTATAAGTGGCGGTATGGGTTTGGGTGGTAATCTTTATGTGGGTGGTAATCTAAGTGTTGGCGGTAATACAACTTTTATAAATGCACAAACTATTACTACAACTGATACTATAGCAGCACCAGCGATTAGTGCTGGCACGATTGGTAATACTGGTGCTACATTTAGTGGTTCAACTATATCGTTGACTAGTTCTGCAACTGCTGCTTCGTTTACCACAAGTGGTGGCGGCCAACATATTGGCTATCATACTGGTGCAATAGGAGCTAATGGTGCGAATACTGGTGCATTTACAACGTTAACAGCAACTACCATAACTGCAACTGGTGGTGTTAGTGGAGTTGCACAAAGTTTCAATAGTAACCCAGCAAGTGTTGATGCTGGTAGAATATTTGCAATTTATAATACCAATTATATGCCAGGTGCGAGTTATGGTCCTGCTGATACTCGTATTCTTGATATCGGTGTTACTACTGGAAATATTGCTTATTTTAGACATAGTGGTAGCAACGGGTTACAATTTTATGTTGGTGGTAATGGAACAAGTTTTAATAACGCTCTATTGCCTACATCAAACGCAAGTATCAATATTGGTGGAACGGGTTCAAATTATTGGTCAACGGTTTATGCAGTTTCATTTGTTGGCACATCAACTACAGCAAGATACGCCGACTTGGCCGAAATGTATCATGCAGATGATTATTATGCACCAGGCACTGTAATGGTATTTGGTGGTGATCTTGATGTTACAATTTCAAAATTTTCACATGATACACGTATTGCTGGTGTGGTGTCAACCAATCCTGCTTATCTTATGAATGATAATTTTGAACAAGATGATTGGCTGCCAATTGCACTTACGGGTCGTGTTCCTTGTTTTGTTCGTGGACCAGTAAATAAGGGTGATATATTAGTATCAAGTGATGTCAATGGTGTTGCACAAAAACTAGATAAATCAAAATATGAAATTGGTTGTGTTCTAGGTAAATCACTTGATATCATAAATGATAATAGTATAAAAAAAATAGAAATAGCAGTAGGAAGATTTTAAAATGCCACAATTAAACACCGCAGTTTATCGTAGAGATTATAAAGGTGAGCCACTTACATATGATGAGGGTGATCAATTAATTTCACTTTTTGTAAATCCACGGCAATTTCCATATGATCGTAATGTATCAACTGCTATCGTTCTCGGTAATGGTATAAGTCGTTTACAACCAGATATTCAACTTTTATTAAATCAAAATAATAAACGTGTTGCAGAAGGTTATAAAACAACATATGCTTGTAATGCTGCATATCGTGATACCAAAGCAGATTATTATATTTTCAAGGATAACTTATTTTTTGCTGAAAAATACCAAATGGACTACAGCCGTATATTTTTACCAAATAATTACTGGATAAATTATCGTGATTGTAATTTAATTCCATATTTTTGGTATATGGACAGCGGATCAACGGCTGCTTATATGGCAGCATTTGATGGTGCTAAAAAAATATTTTTATTTGGGTTTGATGGTAGTGATGGTGAAACAAATTTAAATGTTTATCAAAACAGTTTAGCATATCATAATAATGATCATAATCATGAAACGCATCATGCATATTTGTATAATATTTGTCGTGTGTATGCCAGCACTCAATTTTATAGAGTGCGGACAGAGCATAGTTTTGATGTGAGCAAAGATTTATATGATTTACCAAACTATCATGAAGTAAGTATACGGGGTGCTGTATTAGCGGGTGATTTTTAATATTTCATTAATAGTATTAATTTTTTCTTTTACAATTTTATTATTCAAACTATTATACAAACCAGGATGAAGAGGTTTAGGTGTTGAATCTAAACCACACCAACTGTAACCTTTATGTTCATTACTTAAATGTGGAATAAATTCTGTTTTCACAATTACAACAAAAGTATGGTAACTAAAATGTCCATCTGGACTTTGAAAATATTCTAAAGGTAAAACCTTTTGTATTTGAGGTTCAAAACCAATCTCTTCTACAATTTCACGAATTAAACCACCGTAAAGAGTTTCATCGGCCTCTAACTGACCACCCACTAAACCCCAAGTATTGCTGTAAGTATCTTGGTCACGTAACAGAAATAATCCACGACCAGTTTTTTCACTTATAAAAAGTGCACCAACTGCACTTAAATCACGATTGACCAAAGACCTTCTTGATATAGACCTTCCCAACTTTTTACCCATTGACTACCATCCCATGCATATTGCGTATTAGTAAAAGTGTTGGTGACATAACTTGCATTACTATTTGCATTTGGCCTAAAAGATACAACCCATGAATTTCCAACATATTGTATAATATCATTTGGTTGTGCATTTGTAATACTAGTATTAGCATTTCTCCACGCTACTGATGCATTTCCTACTGATGCATTACCAAGTGAATTTACTATCAAGTAACGTTGTCCAACCGCTGCATTTGGTAATCCATGTCCTGGTCCATAATTACGTGGATCTACGATAGCATTTACACTTTGATAAACATTAGTTGGTATAGTAGCACTATCTACGTTAAAAAACAAATTATATTCATTGTTTGAATCATATGCAACTGTGCCAGTGACGAGTCTTTCTGTGCGACTATCAGTAAGATACATCATACTGTAATTGTTTGCAATGTTACCAAATAGATTAATCACAGGTGCCCATGCAATGCTATTTGCGGTTGTTGTTGGCATACTATAATTGTTTGCATAAATTTCAGGACCACCACGTGGTAAAAGTTTTACATTGCCTTGATTTACTAAAACTTGATATCCAGTTGGTGTAAAGTATTGCCGATTTCCTAATCGGTTTGTTGCTTCTACTAGTGCATTTGTAGGATTTCCGTTAGCATCATATATGTTACTCACTACACTTTGAACAATGCCTAGACGTTGAATTTTAGCAGGTGTGCTGAACCAAATTGGCATTTCAAATGTTAGTGTTGCAACGTCTATTGGATCATCTGCACCGACAGGAATATCACGTGTTGTCCAATTAGTTGATGTCAGTAAAACATAACTCAAACTAGTCCAATCAAAATAGTTTTGATTGCCTTGTAGTTCCATATCTGGATTAAACATAGTGGTAATTTGTTCCCACAACTGTGCTTTCTGATCAAAATTACTAGTCCATAATTCTACAACAACAGTTAAACGATATGGTGCTGGCATTAAACGCTTAAGTGTAAAATTTTGTCCTTGTTGTGTGCTTACATTACCTGTTAATGGATCAATTGCACGTGTTCGTAAACTTTTATTATCAACAAAATTTGGCTCTTGAATGCGTGTTCGGTCGTAATTAACTTCTTTTATATAACAAACCATCATTGGAACATTGAGAGTGCTTACATCACTATTATTTTTGAGAATAGCACTTACTTGACGATTTGTGTCAGCATAACGCACAGGAACACGTTTTAAAATACTGTTACCATTTGTATCTTTACCAAATTCAACATACATTTCGTCAAAGATACGAATGAATTGACCCATAAATCTGCGTATTTGTTTGTCGTAAAAATATTGACCCACAATTTTATCCTAAATTATCTGCTTGTATTTTAAACAAGTTACTTAGTGTTTCACGACTAGATATACTATATCCATTTGCAAGTTTTACTGTAGCATTGTTGTTTATAAATGTTCCAAGTTGAGTATTATTATTTGCACCAGTAATGTTTGCACGTTGAACATCTTGTATTGCTTTCCATGTGGTGCCGTCATAACGGAATAATCTGCTTGGAATATAATCAGTTCTCAAAACATATTCACCTTGCTGTGGATTTAACGGAAATGCTGTGGCAACTGTAACTGGTAAACCATTTGGTGCAGTGCCATCTCCAGTAAGATAACCTGGTATAACTTTTACTGGACTTATTCCATCTTGAGTTGGTAATATAAACAATTTGTTTACACTGTATCCACTTTCTGGCACATCACTAATTGCTTGTGCAATTACTGCATTATTGATTTCGACATTACGATTATAACTACTTAAAAGATCACCAAGTGTGCTTCCAGTAGGTGTTCCATCGCTTTTGTATTCTTCTTGTTCAAGGATATCTTTGAACTCTTGACTATCAACCATAGGCGTTACTTTACAACGCCAAATATGTGGCCACCAAGTTTGTGCATAACCTTCACTACCACGTGTTGTTTCTTGAACTACATAATATTTTTTAAGTGGCACAGGTATATTTTCATCAAGTGGATTAAAATCACGTAGATGCGGTAATTCAAATACATCACCTGGCATAATTTTACGACCAAGACGTTCACTCATATCATT